CCCGTGAGGAGATAGAACTCGCAAGGCAGAGCCGTGACGCTATCATGGCCAACGCAGAGGACGAGCGAGACATTGCCGAACTCCGTGCGAAAGCCGCCGACAAGCTCAACTATACCGCAAAAGAGCGTATCGCGTTCCTGGAGGAGGCCGCCAAGAAGGAGGCCGCTATCGCCGAACGTGCCAAGAAGGCCGCCGAGGACGAGTACAACCTACTCGTAAAGCAGCACTCACTCACCGAGTCAAGTAAAGAGGAGCTGGACGCAGAGGCCGAGGCTTACGCAAAGATGATCAGAGCGCAGACGGACTACTTTAACAAGACCCGACAGCTCACCCAGGAGACCCTCAAGGCAAAGAAGGACATAAAAGCCGAGAACGCCGCCGCCAGCAAGGACGAGACCGCACTCCTCAAACTTGAAAAGGACATGGTATCCCAGCGTATCGCCGTCACCCAGCAAGGCACCGACGAAATGCTCGACCTCAAACGCCAACAGCGTGAGCTGGAGTATGACATCGAGGTCAAGGGCTACGAGACCAGCATAACCAACGCCGAGAAACGGGCCGAGGCCGTCAAACTCGCCGAGCAGAAGAAAAACGCCGATATTGAGCGTATGGAACGCGACCACCAAAAGACGCTCCTCGACCTTGACTTGCAGCTACTCGCCAACCGCCGTAACGCGTTCAAGTCCGGCTCAATGGAGTACCTCGCCGTGCAGCAAGAGTACCTCCGTCAGTCACTCGAAAACATCGAGAAACTCGGACGTGCAGAAAATGAGACCGAGGCCGCCTACCAGGCGCGACGCCTTGAGGCTCAACGTGCGTACTATGACGCCGCCAACGCCAACGCCGACGCTATCGTCGAGGAGGGCCGTCTGCGCCTTGAGAACTTCATGAACTCGTTTAAGGACGACACACTGGAGAAACTCACCGCCCAGGTAGAGGTATCGAAGTACGTCCTTGAAAACCTTTACCAGCAAGACGGTGAGAGTTACGAGCAATACCTCGCCCGTAAACTCGCCGCCGAGAAAGCCTACCAGGAGGACAAGAAGGCGCTCGACGAGGGTGAGCGTAAGATCATGCGTAACAAGGTCGCCGTCGCCGAGAGTTCCCTCACGCTTATGACCTCACTTTATGAGGCGTTCGGTGACGAGAACGTCAAGCAGTCGGAGGCGTTCAAAGCCACCGCGTCAGCCCAGGCACTCGTCCAGGCATACCTATCGGCAAACGAGGCTTATGCGTCAATGGCGTCTATACCATACGTCGGCCCCGTCCTCGGTGCTATCGCCGCCGCGTCAGCTATCGCGTCAGGTATCGCTCAAGTCCGCGCTATCAATAAGACGGACATGACCAAGACCGCGACACCGAGCACCGGCACGTCCGCGCCCACCACCACCTCCAGCACTCCGGCCGTGAGCGTCAGCGCCCCGGCGGTTATCCAGCAAGTGCAGACGACTCGCACCGTTACGGGAGTCCAGGAGGAGGAGCGACTGAACAAAACCCAGCGCGTCGTACTTGTCTATGACGACGTGCAAGAGGCTGGCCGTAAGGTGGACGTCGTACAAAGCGAGTCGGAGTTCTAAATCATTATTGACCCCCTCGGTGTTTTATCCCTATATACGGGAAAAACGCCCACAATGAGCCAAACGACAATTAAAGGTCTGCCCGTGTTCGTCGCCGGTATGGAGACGGACGCTTGCGGTATGATGAAGGTATCACTCGTAGACCGCCCAGCCGTTGAAAAGAACTTCCTCGCCTTTGACAAGGATGAGCACGTCGTCAAGTACGCGATCCAGGACGAGGAAAAGCAGATTGTTTTCGGCGTACTTATGAGGGCCGACTATCCTATTTATCGCAAGGACAAGGAGCTGGGTGAGTATTTCATCCTTTTTAAGCCGGAGGTTATACGCGAAATGGCCGAGAAGTACCTCAAAGAGGGCCGCTCGTCAGACGTGAATACCATGCACGGCAACGATACCGACGTCGAGGACGTGGATATGGTGCAGCTCTTTATCAAGGACAGCGCCGCCGGTATCAGCCCGGCCGGTTTCGAGGAGATAGAGGACGGCTCTTTGTTCGCCGAGTACCACGTCAACAACCCCGACGTATGGGCCGCTATCAAAGACGGCACTTATAAGGGCTTTTCCATTGAGACGCTCAACACCTTCGAGCCGGAGGAGGGCGTTATCAGCACCGAAAAGATACAAGACGTTATAAGTTGGCTAAACAACTCATTTGACAACAATATGGATATAAAAAAGACAATTAAGGCCAAGCTCGCCGCTATGCTCGGCAAGTTTGGCAGCGTCACCACCGACAAGGCTACCTTGTCCTGGGACGGTGACGGAGAACTTGAGGCCGGTATGGAGGTCTATATCCTCGACGAGGACGGAGGCCGCACCAAACCCGAGGACGGCGACTACACCACCGAGGACGGCAAGGTTATCGTCGTAGTGGACGGTAATGTTTCCGAGATCAGAGACCCCGAGGCCGAGGTAGCACCCCAGGGCGGTGAGAATACCGAGGAAACCGCCGCCGTGAAGGCCGAGAAAATGGCCCGTATCACCAAGTACGCCGAGAGCTACGAGGAGAAGGAGCGCAAGATCGCCGAGGCTATCGCAGCCGCTAACGGTGAGGGCTTTTACTTCTACATCGTAGAGGCTGGCGACGACTACGCTATCATTTGCTGGTGGACTGACGAGGACTGGGCCGACCACTTCCGTCGCTACGCTATCAGTTGGGACGGTGACAACGTCACACTCGGCGAAACCACCGACGGCCATATGGGCTTTATACCCGACGGCGAGGAGGCCCCGGTAAACGAGGCCCCGGCAACCGAGGAGGACGAGACAATGGCCCAGGCTATGAGCGCCGTACTCGACGAGGTACGCACCCTCAAGACAAAGCAGACTTCCCTGGAGTCGGAGATTGCAGCCCTCAAGGGACAGCCAGCAGCCAAACCGGCACACGAGGAGTTTAACTCCGAGGGCGGTAACGTCAAGGCCCCTAAAGGCTTCGAGAAATTTGCAAAGAGATTTTCCAATTAATAACCCCTAAAAAAGTAAGACTATGGCATTTGATGTATCAGGACTTTCAAGTTATGTCCAGGAAAAGCGCGAACTCGTCCTCAAGGACTTCGTGCTCGGCGCTCCAACTATTGAGCGCATGACTATCCAGCCCGGTATCAAGAAAAGCGCCAACCTCAACTTCCTCAACGTCGATCCTACATGGCAGGACGGCTCAAGTTGCGGCTGGAACGCAGAGGGCGACGCCGCCTTCACCAAGCGCGTAATCGAGACCGGCGCGGTTAAGATCAACATGGCATTTTGCGACAAGGACTTGCTCGGCTATTGGGCAGAGTACGTCGTTCGTTTCGGTGCTAACAATGAGGAGTTCCCCTTCGAGGAGTACATTCTCAAGGCTATCACCGACGCGCAGAAGCTGAAAATGGAAAAGGCCATTTGGCAGTCAGACACCGCTAACAGCGACTTCTTTGACGGCCTCCTGGCTATCATCACCGCCGACGCTAACGTTATCAACGAGAGCATTACGGCTGGTACAAGCGCTTACGACGCTATCTACCAGGTTTACAACGCTATCCCCGAGGAAATCCTCGGCAAGCCCGACCTGGCTATCAACGTCAGCCCCAAGATTTTCCGTGCGTTCTGCAAGGAGCTGACCGATATGAATATGTACCACTACACCGCCGGAGAAAAGCTCAACGAGATAGTACTCCCCGGTACTACTTGTACCGTTAAGTGCGTCCAGGGCCTCGCAGACCCCAACGGCGTGAACGACCTTTACATCGTAGCCACCTACGACCGTAACCTCGTTTACGGCTGCGACATGGTAAGCGACGCCGAGGAACTGAAGGCGTGGTACAGCGTCGACAACGACGAGTTCCGCATTAAGGCTGTTTGGAACTCAGGTACTCAGGTCGCCTTCCCCGACCTCGTAGTACTCGGTACAATGGCCGCCGCTCCCAACCCGTCAACCCGTGCCCTTGACTCTCTCAAGGCTATCGCGGAGAATACCGCCGAGCTGGCAGACGTCAACCATGTATTCAAGACCGCAGAACAGCCCTAAAAACGGGTAAGTGAGTGATAACGAGAGGGTGGGCCTACCGCCCACCTTCTTTTTTACAAACGAACTAAAAACGTAAAGATATGGCTTGCACACAAACTTTAAGCGGACTCACCCGTGATTGCTCCAACAGCATGGGCGGTATTAAGGAGGCTTACATCGCAAACCGCGACGACGTAGACATCGCTGGCTCTACTATCGCCTCCGACATCATCACCGTTATTGCTATGGTAGGCGGCGCCAAGTTCAAAAAGTACGACTTTAAACCGCAGACCGCCGAGCTGGTGAGCACCCCCCAGGTAAACCCCGAGAACGGCGTCGCCTTCGTTCAGAGCGTGCTGACTTTGCAGTTTGCGAAAATGGACACCACCAAGCGCCTGGAGATCATCGCCCTCGCACTCGGTGAGTTGTGTATCATCGTCGTAGACAACAACGGCAAAAAGTGGTTCCTCGGTTATGACAACCCCGTCACCGCCACCGGCGGCGATAGCGGCACCGGCAAGGCTTTCACCGACGCCAACCGCTACGGTATTCAGTTGACCGACAACTCACTCCTTTACCCCTACGAGGTAACTGCGACTATCCCCGTGTAAACGGATAACCCTCTCAAGGAGAGCCGAGGCCCACGCCCCGGCTTTTCTTTTGACCCCAAAAGGGCCGTTTTCCTATATGAGTAAAAAGCAATATGTTACAACTACAACATACAACAACGGCGCAGAAGGTGACGATACCACGCCCGAAAGTCTTACCGACGGGCGGCGCGTGGGCTTTGAAGTTTACCAACGGTATAACCCGTAAGGTCTACACCTTCACCGATACCCCCGTCGTTAACGGTATGGTGTTGGAACTGGAGGTCGCGTTCAACGGACTCCCCGACAAAGGGCAGTATGACTACCTCCTCACGCGTGGCGGTGCGGTTGTGAGTTACGGACTCGCCCAGGTGGGCCAAACCACCATGAAACCCGTGCGCGTTCAGTATAACGAGACAATAGAAACAATACAATACAATGGATAACAAAGACGAAAAGACAACTATCCCCTTCAGTTTCCTCGCTATCGACCCGTATGTGGAAACCAACATCGTGAGCCCCGAGGAGAAGAAGGTATCGGGTAAGAAGTACGTCCTTTGGGGCGATAGAAACCAATACCCCGAGTATTTGGCCGAGCTGTTCGCCAACTGCACCACCTTACACTCCGTCGTGTTAGGCACGGCCGATTATATTGCCGGTAATGACGCGGTCGTAACCGAGCCGTTACAAGACGACCTCTTTATGAATAAGAAGGGGCAGACCGCCCACGACATCGTTAAGGTGCTGGCACGTCACGCCGCCCTTTACGGCGGTTTCGCTATTCAGGTGATCAGAAGTAAAGACCACAAGGTCGCCGAGATATACCCCGTTAACCCCCGTTTCCTCCGTTCGGACAAAGAGAACGAGCTGTTTTGGTACTCCGAGAAGTGGAAAGGTGAGGGCGGTACGGTGAAAACGGTGCTTTACCCGAAATTTATACCCAACAGCGAGGAGGACACCGCCATTGTGTTTGTCAAGGGTGACGTTGACACCACCTACCCCCAGCCGGTCTACTGCGCGGCCGTCAAGGACTGCGAGGTCGAGCGCTCTATTTCGGAGTTCCACCTCAATAACATCAATAACGGCTTTATGGGGTCTTACGTCGTCAACTTCAATAACGGCAAACCCACCGACGAGGTAAAAGAGGAGATCGAGCGTAAGTTCAACGAGAAGTTTGCCGGTAAGTCCAACGCCGGGCGTATGCTTTTCTCATGGAACGACAGCAAGGACACCGCGACCACCCTACAAAAAATGGAAATTGCCGACTACGGCGAGAAGTACGAGACTCTCTCGAAACATTGTGAACGTGCGATATATAAGGCGTTCCGCGCCAACCCTAACCTTTTCGGACTCGCCACCGAGAGCAACGGCTTTAACTCGGAGGAGTACCAGGAGGCTTTCAAACTCTTTAACCGTACCGTCGTGCAACCGATACAAAAAAGTATCGTCTACGCCTTCGACCGCATACTCGGCAAGGACGGCTCCCTGACCATCGTACCGTTCACGCTGGACTCACCCACCACAAACGTAAACTAAAACTATGAAAGAGTATTTATTTACAAGCGAGGATAAGGTCAAGGGCTTGACCGCCATATCGGACAACGTCGAGAGCAAGTATTTGCTTCCGGCGATACGCGAGGCCCAGGATATCTACTTACGAGAGATTATCGGGCAGCCGCTCATGGACAAGCTCGCGGCTCTTATCGGAAACGGCCAGCTTTTAGGATCGTTTTCCGAGTCGTCGTTCTCCCTGGCGTTCAGTCAGAGCGTGGGCGCCAACCAAAAGTATAAAACCCTTTTGAGTAAGGCGCAGTATTACCTCGCATATAAGGCCGTCGCCGAACTTATCCCGAAGGTATCTTTTAAGGTTGTCAACATGGGCCTTGTCAAGACCTCCGACGATAACGTGCAGAACGCGTCATATAACGAGATTGTCCTCCAGCGTGACTACTATATCAGCCGTGCCGACTATTACTGCCTCATGCTCCAAAACTTCCTACTTGAGAACAAGGCCGACTACCCCGAGCTGTCAGAGCGTAAGGTCAACCAAATAAACGCAACCCTCAACAGCGCCGCGTCGTGTGGCATATTCCTCGGCGGTGCGCGTGGTAAAGTGATACGGAAATGACACTACTTGACATTATAAGCAAAATCGAGGCCGTCGCTATCAATCAGCCCCAGGTTAACGAGATAGTACCCAATGACGTGTACGCCCTCAATGAGAAAACGAGCGCGTTGTACGGCGTCTTTGCGTGGACTCAAGGCCAGCACGTCCTTAATATCTACGGCGACGTGACGGTTTACACGTTCAACTTGTTCTATATTGACCGCCTCACGGCCGACAAAAAGAACAAGACCGAGGTGCAGAGCGTCGGCATACAAGTATTAAGTAACGTACTCCGATCCTTCGAGGACGACCGCGTTGCCGTCGGCGAGGCTCGTTTCCAAACCTTTACGGAGAAATTCGCGGACGAGTGCGCCGGTGTTTATTGCACCGTGACCTTGTCCGTACCCAATGACACCAACTGCGAACAAAACTTTAACTAAAACGATATGGCAAACAACTACGATTTTTTAAAGGCGTTTATCGTGAGTAAGGTTTACGATAACGTCGACCAGGAGATAACCGGCGCAGGACTCCAGGAGGCTATTTTAGCACTTGTAGACCAGCTCGGCAAGTTCCTCCAAAACGGAGGCGTGGCAACCGTCAACGGCGAGCCCCAGGTGGGCGACGTTCCCGTGATATTCCTCGCCGACCAGCCGGGTACATACACCCACTACGGAAATATAACCGTTGCAACAGATGAGGTCGCCTTGCTCGTATATGATAACGGCGAGTGGCAGAAGGTATCGCTCCATGTGCTTTCATCGGCCGACGGCGCGGTGAAAGAGCGCAACATCGAGACCGGCGCCGTAACGGAGTCCAAGCTGGGCGACGCGGCTGTAACCGAGAAAAAGATTGCCGACGACGCGGTGACTACCTCTAAAATCAAGGACAAGGCCGTGACCACCGATAAGATTGCCGACGGCGCTGTCGAGGAGGATAAGATAGCCTCGAGCGTACGCTTTATACGCATGGACGTAAGCGACGACACCCTCGTACTTACCACCGGCATACGTTAAACAACTAACACTCAAGAAATATGTTAGATTTAAAGAAAATCCAGGTTGACGGAGTGCTTTACGACGTCAACGTACCCGACGGTAAGATCGGGACTGAGCAACTGAAAGACGGCAAGGTAGCGCTGGCCGACAACCTCGCCTCATGGGCTGCACGTCAGCAAATGGAGGTTGTCGACGAGTGGAGCACACCCGTACGCACCACCGGCGGCTCGCTGTCTATCGACACCTCAAAGGGTGCGTATATTCTGCGCCTCACAACAAAGAGCGCCTTCAAGGCAAACAGCCTCCAGGCGTCGGGCGCAAACCTCCTCAATCCTTCCGAGAAGGTGGGCGACGCTTATGTGTTCCAAGTGCCCGTAATGCTGCGCGGCTCATACGGAACGGCAGACGAAGCCAACGGTATTCTCTTTGTGGATAATAACGGCAATAACCTACACCCAACCGTACGCTTCTCCGCTACATATCCCGCGAGCGCCGCAGCCGGTAACGCCGTAAGCCCTTATCAGTTCGCCGGACACTCGGAGTATTTCTACCCGTCAGAGGCTATCGGTTACTTTATCGTCACCGACCTCGGTGTGGACGCCGCCAACGCTTGCGCCCGTATCGCATGGTCGACCAATTATAACTTGTATGAGGCATATACCGCACCGTCAAGCGTCAACCTCTCGAACATTATCGCCGCTGTCGCGCAGAGCCACTCCGCCGTGAGCGACAAAATGCTGGCCGTAGGCGGTATTAGCGACGAGGCTGTGTTCGGTGCTTCTACTGCCGCCTGGATTCGCCGCTGCTCCGCTGTCGCTCCTACATGGACGGACGAGGCCGGCGCAGAGGAGGGTACTTTCATACATACCGCCACAATTCCGAACACAAACGGCGCTATGAAGGCCGGAGGACTTGCCGAGGACTTGGACGGTAACGTAGTGCTCACCGTAGACGGTACAACCGTAAGTTATACCGACAGCAACGCCACCAGCGCCGTGAAGGTTAAGTACGAGCTCGACACACCCGCCACCGGCACAATATCGCAGTCTAACGAGTACGCTCCTAACGACTTCGGTATCGAGGCTATCGTAGGCGCTTCGGGTGAGTTCGTTATCCGTACCTCCTATTTCCAGGGCTACCCCGACACTATCGCCGGACTTATTTCGGTATGCTATCAGAACGAGGCTAACACCGCCGCTATTGATATAGACAACATGGGCGACGCTCATTGTAAGAGTATCGACATGGACGAGCTGCCGAAGGTCTGCGGTTACGACTTTATCGTCATGGGTACGGCAGCACCCACCGCCGCCCCCGACTTTATCGGCCAGGTGTTCATTGACAAGACCAACGGCAAGGTGTACGTCGCTACCGGCGTATCCGCGTCAACCGATTACAAGATATTGAACTAAACTTTTGAACTATGAACAATATATTGAAGGATCGTCCGTCAGTCGGTGACATTGTAGTCATACTGAACGGCAAGAAGAAGTTTGTCAGCGGTACGGAGTGTACCAGCGACTTTATCAACTCGCTCGACGCTGTCGGCGTGGTTTACAGCGTCCAGGGAAACCTGGTGCGTATTGTCGGCGGCAGTAACACCACCGGCAAACAATGGTCTTGTGTGGCCGACTATGAGATTACCGCTATACCCGCGAGCAGCGGCGATTATACCGTCACTCTTAACGGCGTGAGCCAGGGTGACTTTACCTATACGAAGGACAGCGGCACTATCGAGGAGTTTACAACCCAGCTCAATACCTGGCTCGCCGCCCAGGCTGCCGGTACGAAAGCCAAGAAGTGGGAGGCATACACCAATGACGGCCACTCATATTTGCAGATGAAAACCTTCGACGAGTATGAGTCGACCGTGAGCATCGCCTCAACTACACTCGTCAAACTTATCGGAAGCGAGCTCGCAGACTATACCGTCAGCTACACCCTCAACGCCGTAAAGCAGCAGAGCGTATATAACGGTATGTGCCGCGACCGCCTCGAGAAATGGGCTCGTAACAATTCTGACGCCAACTGCAACCCGACTGCTGTCATGGACGGCGTGACCCAGCTGTTCGTAACCTTCCCGTGTTCGTTCGCATACTACAACGGCGAGAAGGGTACGGGTCTCCGCGCTCACTTCGCCACCTACGAGGACTACCTCGACGCTTGTATGGCTCGCCTCTTTGAGCTCAATAAAGGTACGATGCAGTTCCGCGACGGCAAGCTCATGACCTCGCTGCTGAACGCCAAGACCGTACTCAAGAACGGCGTCGAGACTCCCGCGTACTCCGCTGCCGATTGGGCTGCCAAGTATAACACCGGCGTCGAAGGTTTCGGAGCTGGAGCATTTTGGCTGCCGTCTATGTTCGAGCTCGGTCTGCTCATGCGTGATATTAAGACCGACTTCACCGATAAGGTCAACCAGGCACTCGCAAAAAAGAGCGGCTGGAGTCAGATAAATCCCGGCTCTTACCGTTGGTCGGTGTCCCGTTACGATTCCGACGGCGCATGGCGCTACAACGACGGCGGTTTCACCAACGGCAGCGGCTTCTACGGCTCGTTTTCGGTGTCGGCGGTTTCGGCTTTCACGCTTGACGATTAACTCTTGCGGGTGTGGGCTTCGGCCCACGCCCTTACTCTGAAACATGGCAAAGGATAAAGCAGCGCTCTACGTCGATACGCAAGAAATGTTCCGCGTAATCTACGAGACGCAGTTCGAGCTACCGAAACGTGATCGCATCGTGTTAACGACCCGTATGCTCGACCATTGTGAGAAGATTATCGGCAACTTTGCTCTCGCGTATCACACCGACGAGGACAAACTCAAATATATAGACCGCTTTATCGCGGAGTTTGAGGCCCTTAAGGTGGAGTGCCGCTTTGCCATTGATACCTTGTACCGCAGCGAGGCTACGCAAATGCGTATCCGCGAGCTGTTGGCGCGTATAGACGAAGGTGTGCAGCGCTGGCGTAAGTACATAAACGGCACTCGGCAAGAGCTACGCCCTGGCGGCGCGGTCAGTCCGTAAAGATTGAAAGGAGCGGCTACCTTCATTTAAGGTTATGTCACCAAGCCGCCCACTAATCCGTCCCGGCTCTAACCGTTGGTCGGTGTCCCGTTACAATTCCAACAACGCATGGAACTACAACAACAACGGTATCACCAACAACAACAACTTCTACAACTCGTTAACGGTGTCGGCGGTTTCGGAACTCAACCCTAATACGGTATGGTTAAACTCGAGGACTTGTATACGGTCTACTACCTGGCCCGTGCCAACAAGCGCCGGTCGGAGGACGCCGTCATATTTGAGATAGACTACGAGCGCAGGCTTGCCCGTCTCCTTGAGGCCATAAACGAGCGCACTTATAGAGCTAACGCCAACTACACCTTTGTCTCTATGCGTCCCAAGCCCCGCGAGGTTTTTGCGTGTGAGCTTGAGGCGCGTCTTATTCAATGGTATATCATTTGGCGTATACTGCCGATACTCGAAAAAGTCCTTGCCGACCGCACCTTCAACAACCGCAAAGGTATGGGAACGGACGCGGCGATCCGGCGTATATACGACGATATTGTCGAGGTGTCCGATCACTACCGCCGTGACGCCTATGTTATTCAATGGGACTTGCAAGGTTATTTTCCCAACGCCCGCACCGAGCTCGCAGCCCAGCAGCTCCAGCGCCTCGTACGCAACTACTACGAGGGTGACGACAAGGAGGACTTGCTTTGGTTTATAATGATAAGCTGTAACGCTCTACCGCAAAAGCATTGTTATAGAAAATCACCCCGCGAAATGTGGGAGCTTATCGAGCCGAGCAAGAGTCTATTCAATAAGCCCGACGGCGTGGGCGGCGCTATCGGTTTCCTTATTTGGCAAGTCGCCATGAACTTATACCTCAACGACGTCGACAAGTGGGCTATCGAGGAAATGGGTTTGCATTACGTCCGCTTCGTGGACGATACCGTCATGATTGTAGAGAACAAGGAGGCGGCGCTTACACTCTTGCCGCTGTTCCGTCGGAAGTACGCGGAGTACGGCTGCGTGATGCACCCGCGTAAATTTTACTGCCAGCACGTCAGCAAGGGCGTCAAGATACTCGGCTCGGTTATCAAAGGCGGCCGCGTCTATATCCAAAACCGCACAATACGCAACGCAGCCCGACGTATATACTACCTCAACCGAACACCCAACAAACGCTCGCACCTGGATAACTTTATTGACACCGTTAACTCGTATTTCGGACTGCTGAAAAACCGCTACGAGTTTAACGCTATCCAGCGGCTTTACAACATGGTCGCTCCCGCCTGGTGGAAATACCTTGAAATGAATTGGGATCGCTGCTGCGTAGTCGCCCGTGCCGGCTACGAATACAAGGATAGACTCAAGTATAAAATAGACCGTATGAAATGACCCGCAAAAGCGGCGTCGCCTATAATAGTAAAGTAAAGCTATTATAAAGGAAATGACTGACGAGGAAAGAAAAGCGACACGCAACCGTATAGAGTTTTGGGTGTGTCTTGTGACTTCGATAGGTTTGTTTGTAGGAGGTTTCTTTGTCCCTCCTACGGGTGTGATTGACGGCTCGGTACTTACCGCCGTAGGTATGCTTTTAGGCTTCGCCGTGCTGGCTCAAGTGCCGCAAATTATCGGTATGTCAAAGAGCGTCAAGATAACGCACGGAGACACCACGATAGAAGCGACCCGTAAGCAGAAGGAAGGCGAAAAAGAGGAGGAGAAAAAATGAAGCAGAGCCGTTACTTCTCCGAGTCGGAGTTCCGCAAGTGCGACCCGCCTTGTGACCGCGAGAGCATGGACCAGGACTTCCTCGACGTCATGGACGATATACGCCGCAAGGCTGGCATACCGCTCGTTATAAACTGCGCGTACCGCTCCCAGGCATACGACAAGAAGAAGGGCCGCTCGGGTAATTCAGCCCACACCTACGGCCTCGCCGTGGACTTCCGCTGTAACACCTCGGCTAACCGGCTCAAGATCGTCAAGGCCGCGCTCGAGTGCGGTATTACCCGCATCGGTATCGGCAAGACTTTCGTCCATATCGACATGGGTGAGCGCGTGGGCTTGCCGTCAAATGTAATTTTCCACTACTACAATGAAGGATAAAATACTTTTAGTTTTAGCCGCCCTCGCCGCGTGTATGCTGGTGACGGTCGTACTGCAAGACCGCAAGATCGACCAGCTCACCGCCGAGCGTGACAAGTACAAGGCTAACACCGAAACCTTGCTCGAGGAAACCGCCACCTATCAGGTGCGCGACTCACTCAACGCCGCGAAAGTCGGCACCCTGGAACTCACCCTCAAGGAGTTCGAGAAGTACCGCGCCGACGACGCCGCACTCATTAAGGAGCTGAAGGGCAAAAACCGCGACCTTGAGGGTGTGAACAAAGCCCAGGCGCAGACGATCATACGCTTGCAGAACGTGCCGCGTGACACCGTGATACTGCGCGACTCCGTGCCCGTCCAGGCAAAGAGCGTCAGATGTGGCGACGCCTGGTATAGTTTCGAGGGCTTGCTCACCGAGGACGAGTTCACCGGCACACTCACCAACCGCGAGGAGATACTACTCACGGAAACGGTGAGGTACAAGAAGTTTCTCTTTTGGAAAACCAAAAGGGTGAAGGATCGGGAGCTGGAGGCCGTGAGCCGCAACCCCCACACGACAATAGAGTCGCTGGAGTATATCATTATAGACGACGACAAACGCAAAGACGATTAAATTTTCTTCATTATAGACGTATAATTGGTTAGTAATTAGGAGCAAGGGGCTACCCGTGAGGGCGGCCCTTGTGCATTTGTGGGGGAAAACTCCGTTTGCGAGTTCTGAAGTATTTACTACCTTTGTGAAGTTGTTACACGGGGCGACCCGTGTGAGTCCTCGGTTAATGCTCGTTGCCGGGGACTCGTTGTTTTATAAGGTCTATCAGTCTGCGGTTAGCCGCGTCCACTTTTAGCCTATCGAAGTGAACGTACACCGCCGTCACTCGTGACCCGTAACGATGTCCGAGGGCGGCGCTTACCGTCTCTATAGGTGTATCGAGTTCGTTGACCATTAAGGTAGCGACCGTATGACGCGCCCAATAGGTCGTCAGGCGGTCAAACGGGTAGCCCTGGAGTATCTTTTTGAGCCCTGCGTCTATATGTTTGAGGTAGTCGTGGACGTTTTTGTAGCGGTCGTGTATATCGAGCAGCCACGCCTCGCCCCGGTGCCGTTCAATGATAGCCCACGCCTCCGGCTCAATTTTGACGCTGTAGCGCTTTTTTGTCTTTGCCCGTACATACTCCAGGCGGTCGCCTTTTATGCTCTCACGCGTTAAAAAAGCGAGGTCTACGAGGTTAATTCCGAGCAGATACAACGACAGCTCAAACACGTCGCGGTACTCGGCGAGGTAGCCGTCCACGTCGGCGGCCAAAAAGGCGCGGAGCTGGGTGAGGGTGAGCGCCCGTTCCTCGGTCTCCTCGCTGCGTATCTTAAACTTACGGAAGGGGTAGTTATGCGTCAGCTCGTCGTCTATCGCGCAGTTCAGAACGTGCCTTATGTTTCGGAGGTGTATGTTTCGGGCGTTACGGCTGGGCGCGGTGTGGGCCATGCGCTTGTCGAGCAGAGTGAGCCACGCCGGGGTGATGTCCTCCAGGGTGAGGGTGTGGGCGTCGGGTAAGGTCTGCGTTACCTTCGTGAGCGTCGCCTGGTAGAGTTCACGGGTGCGCCCTGAATAACGGTCCACGATGTCGGCGAAATAGTCAAGGAAAAGGACGGGCGCCGGTGAGTCACCGCCCAGCTCACGCACTACCGCGTCGCGCACCTGGAGCGCCGTGAGTCCGTGCAGCCGCCCGTCGGCTTCCATGCTCATTAAGGCCGTCTCTATCGCCGTACGTTTGCGGTCTATTATATTGCGTACCATGTCACGCTGGGGCCACCGTTTGGGAGGCAAGTCCGCGACGGATCGGGCCGAGGCGTTCCATTGTTCGGCGGTCAGACTCACGCCGAGGTTTATATACGCGCTTTGTCCCTTGCGGCTTATCACAAGGGAAAGCGGAAACGGCTCACCGCCTTTTCTCATATCCAAGTATAACCTCGTTTTCATCGTCTCACGTTTTCCTCACGTCTTTATGCGTAAAACTGCGCGAAAATGTGGGCTTTTGCAATAGTCCTTCAAGGGCAGAAAAGCGTCCCAAGTATCACTCGGAACGCTTTTTAACCAGTCGGGGTGACTGGATTCGAACCAGCGACCACACGCCCCCCAGGAGGGTCTCGCGCCCTTGTAAGTTGCTGACGTTCAGGTACTCGCCGTTGCTCACTTCTCCGCTCTCACGTTTTTCTCACGTTTTCGGTGAGAATTTCACTTGTTAAGCGCCTTTATGAGTCCGCTTATTTGCTCGTCCTTTGACTTGAGCTGACTTTCCAAGATGTCAAGCGCACGGCTTATGTTTTGGTCGCTGCCGACGTTGAGGTTTCCGTGGAAACGGCTGCCGATATTTGCCGTATTTGCGTAGGGCTGGATAGAGGCGACGTCCTCGTCTAAAAACTCCGTAATGGGGACGCCCAGGTAGCGAGCGATCCTTTGCAGTATATCCACCTTTGTATTATTCTCCTTTATAATAAAGTTTAGACCGGCGGGCGTGACACCTGCCGCTTCAGCTACGCTACCAAGCGTTTTTCCTTGACTTTTTGAAATTTCCTTAATCTTCGATAAGTTCATTTTATGCTCGTTTTATAATTTTCTCACGAAAAAATCACAAATTTATTTGCGGTAATGAAAAGTATGCTATATATTTGCCGATGTAATAAACAAAGTAATAAACAAAACTTATTACAAAAGCAACTACAAAGGTAATAAAAATTTGTGTTATGGGAATTGAAAAAAAAGTAAAAGTGAAGGCCACGCTCGAACGCCTGGGCGTCGGCGACAAGGTGAGTATCAAAATGGACTCCGCGAGTGAGATCGCGTTGCGTGTAGCCGCCTCCCGTATCAAGAAAGCAAGCGGAGCGGTTTACAAAATTGAGAGAGATTACCCCAGCTTTAAGGTAACGCGTACAGCATGACAACGGAGCAGCCGAAAGTACAGCGTGACGGACGCTACAGCCTCGCCGAGTCGGCCCGACTTATGGACTGCGACACGAGGACGCTCCACAAATACGCCGCGCATTTCGGTATCGCTCCCGGTACTAACAAAGTGAACGGACGGCCCTATTTCAAGGGCGACCAACTCCTCCGCATTTGGAGGGCAACCTACTAACAACTAACAACAAACGAGCAGAACTATGGAAAGTAAAAAGAGTGTTTTTGAGGTGCTCAACGCTATAGACGTGAACGGGCACACCGAGAAAAAGAACGACCTCACCTATTTATCGTGGGCGTGGGCGTGGGCCGAGATTAAAAAGCGTTACCCCGGAGCCTTTTACACTATCTACGAGAATAAGGACGGCTTGCTTTATCACACCGACGGCCGTACCGCATGGGTCAAGACCGGCGTAACTATAGAGGGTTTGGAGCATATCGAGTATTTACCCGTATTAGACAAGAGCAGCCACAACAGCCTCACCGTCTCACAACTGACGAGCTGGGACGTAAACAAGGCGATCCAGCGCTCACTCACGAAAGCGTGTGCCCGTCACGGCCTCGGCCTTTACATCTACGCCGGAGAGGACTTGCCCGAAGGCGCGGAGGAGCCAGCACCCACAAAGAAAACGACCAAGAAGGCCGCAGAGTCCGCACCGGCTCCAGCCGACGAGAACGACGACCTCTACCTGGTCAAGCAGCTCATAAAGGAGGCCAAGACAAAGGACGACCTTCTCAAAATTTGGAACGATTGGCCCGAGGCCCATGACAAGATAAAAGGCGACTTCAGCGCCCGACGTAAGGAACTCGGCATACAATGACTACGACTATGGCAAAGCAAGGTACACTTACGGGCTGGCTTGCCCGTGACGAGTTCAGGAACTCAAGGAAGGAAACCCCCGGCACCCTTTGTTTTTATGACGAGAAACCCGTCCGAGATAGTTGCAGCTCTCTCGGCGGTTATTGGGACGGCTCTATGAGCGATTGCATCGAACTCCCCGAGACCATGTTTCCCGAGCTCACCTGGAAGGACGAGCCGGTCTATGTTAAACTGACTATCGAAGTAATAGAATGAGTAGGCTTAATTTGATTAAATCGGGTGTGGCCTTCAACCAGGAGGCCCACACCTACCACCTCGGAGATAAGGAACTCAAGGGCGTGACGGGTATGCTATCCGCTATGCTGTTCAAGGACAAGTACAACGGCGTGAGTGAGGAGGTGCTCAAGAAGGCCGCCGCCTACGGATCGGGCGTTCACGTGGCGATTGAGTTATACCATACCCTCGGTATTGAGGACGGGAGCGACGAACTCGCAAAGTACAAGAAACTTGTCGGCGGCGTGACCTTTGAGGCCAGCGAGTACCTTGTCAGCGATAACGAGAATATAGCCTCGTCCATTGACCTGGTATTCACCGACAAGGAAGGCCATATCATCCTCGCGGATATTAAGACCACCTACGGCGGCCTTGACACCAATTACTTGAGCTGGCAGCTCTCCGTATATGCTTATTTGTTCGAGCGTCAAAACCCCGGCCTCCATGTAGACTCTTTAATAGGTATTTGGCTACGCAATGGTGAGGGCTATACCAGCTTTATAGACCGCCGCCCAGACTCCGACATTAAGCAGCTCATATTCGAGTACGCAAACTCACTCCCTTGCACCTTGCAAAAGGGAAAGTCAGTCCCGGCCGAGGTTACAACCCTCGCCGATGCAATAGCGGACATGGAGACCAAAATTAAGTCCATGACCGCCCAGCGCGACGAGCTGAAGGAAAAGATACTCGGCCTTATGCGTGAGAACAACTGCGACAAGGTGGAGCTCGACGGGCGCGTACTTATCACCCGTGTAGCCGCTACCACACGCGAGGCCCTGGACGGCAAGGCGCTCAAGGCCGACCTTCCCGACGTTTACGCAAAGTACCTCAAGACTTCAGAGGTAAAGGAGTCGCTTAAAATCACCGTAAGAAAATGAACGAGTATTTACAAGCCGCGCTTGGCTTTTTCGCCTTCTGCGTGGCTTTGAGACAGCATTTAAACCAACAAACAAACAACTACAAAAATGAAAATCAGAGATCAGAAGTTTAAAGCGTATCAGGCGCTGACGTGGGCTTTATTAAGCCTTGTATTATTCAAGTTATCCGAGGGCGTGCTTGCGTTCCTTTGGGCCGTCGCAGCCGGTGTTAACCTCGCCTATTATTGGGTGCTGGCTTATAGTGAGTACACCGAGAGAAAACGAAACGAAAACCCTAATAAAGCGTAACTATGGGCTATAATCAGATCACCATTTTAGGCAACCTCGGCAAAGACGTCGAGGTCAGAGAGGTAAACAGCGAGACAAAAGTGCTAAATATGACCGTAGCCGTGACCGAGAAGTGGCGCGACAAGGAGGGAAACGACAAAGAGCGGACGGATTGGTTTACCGTTGACTATTTCACCAAGTCCGACGCCCTGGCGCAGTACCTCAAAAAAGGTACTCAAGTCTTTGTCGTCGGTAGTATGGTGAGCCACGACTACGAGGACAAGGACGGCAACAAGCGCACCGCCTGGAGCGTCAGAGTTGACCGCCTCCAGCTCCTCGGAGGAAAGAAGGAAAGCGCCTCCGGCGATACCCCGTTCTAATAAAGTAAACTTTGTGCGAAAAAATTAAAGAAAAGTTTGTTATTACAAAAAGTAAACTTTATATTTGCATCAAAGTTTGATGTTTTGACAGCGTAAGCGACACGCTAAAACAATAATAAAAGTCCCCTTTCGAGTACCCGGGTAGTCGCTTTGCCTGGCGAAAGATTGGGGATTTAATTTTAAACAATGGCAAAAAGAAGTGACAACGGTATAACGATCCTCAACGGCTGGATAGAGTCTATACGCTCAATATCTGACCGCGTGGCCCGTGCCGAACTCGCCGAGGCGATAATAAACTACGCCTACGACGGGACGGAGTACCAGGGTAAAAAAGAGATCGTCCGCGTCATGATGAAAACTATTTCTGCCTCTATTGATTTCAAAAAACGTCAGAGCGAACAAAACGCCGAGAACGGAAGGCGTGGAGGAAACCCTGCGCTACAAGCTGCCCGTGCTGAAAGTTCGGTTAACCCGTTGGATAACCAAGCGGATAACCGACCGCTTAACCACTCGGTTAACACAGATAAAGAAAAAGAAAGAGATAGAGATAAAGAGATAAAGGTATATTCTGAAGAATATAAGGAAAACGCCGTGCCGAGCACGGCCCCCACTATATCACCCAAAACAAAGAAGTTTGATTTTAAGGGTTATCTATTAGAGCATGGAGCAAGTGAGCAAGCTGTTAACGATTGGCTGGAGGTACGCAAGAAACTGAAGGCCGCAAACACCCTCACGGCTATCAAGTTATTAGAGAGTGAGGCAGAGAAGGCTGGTATATCTTTGGCCGCCGCCGTCGAGTTGTGTGCCGGTAAGTCCTGGCGCGGACTCAAGGCCGAGTGGATCGAGAGGGAAAACAAGCCCACCGCCGAGTCAGAGGGGTCCGACTATATAAG